TTTAATGCTTGTTGGTGTCGATAATACTGCTTGTGGAAAATCAATTCTATCATTACTGTGCCCACATGCAGATAACATCAACATCATAATAGATAGGGCAATAAAATACTTTTTCATATACTTACCTCCTAAGAATTCCTTAATATACATCATGTGCAATTTCCAAGATATTGCCAGAAATTGCATCTATATCAACATAATAGTTCAATTCATAAACAACTCCATCGACATTTACTTTGACGGGATAAACCAGTTTCCAAAATATCTTTCCCTTAAAAGTTTTTAAATCCTCCATACTAGTATGATTCACGCAAATTAGAAGCCTATTTCACAATGAAATCGTCAGGTCAAAATGGTGACCCCACTATAGTTCCTGTCGACAAAGAAACAGTATATGCAGGAGGTACAAAAACTATTTATGAAGTTAAGTCAAAGACTCTAAAATGTAGAACAGGTCCAGGTACTTCCTATTTATGTGTTGGTACACTAAAAAAAGGGGCGCAGATAACAGAATATCAGATAGTTAATGGTTGGCTGAAATTTAAAAAGTCTTCAATAAATAATGGAAACACTGTATATTGTAACAAGAATTATTGCAAGACACAGACTGTATCTACTACTATTACAACCACAAAAAGAAATGTAGTTGTAAAACAGGCTACTAGTATAAGAGCATCGGCTTCAAGTGATTCAACTTCCTTAATAGTTGTTCCTAAAAATGGAGTTGTGCGAATAATTTCAACAAAACAATATTCCAATAAAGATAGTGATGGAGTTGTTAGAACTTACTATAAATTAGCTACACCATATAAAGGTTATGACGGTTATGTTTGTTCAGGTAACTTATATGAAATGACTGATGATCCTATTATATCTATTACTTATGATACACCAATTGAAACAGCTGATGATAAAACAGGTATTATAGAATTATACGGTATGGGCGTAAATGGAGAGAGAATATTCAAATTTGAAATGTGTGACGACCAAGAATATTTTGAATACAACTGTCCAAAAGTTTATGTAGGGTTAAAATGTGAGTATCAAGATGAAACAAAAGTCAAAAAACCTAATAGCTATACATCAACCAATAATAATGAAGTCAAAGTCACAAATTATATGTCAGGTGTGTTAGGGAACTGGAATGACTTTTACGGTAAAATATCCATATCAAGAATAAAAGATAGCGCAGGAAATCATGTATGGACTATATCATTAAACAAATTATCGAATGGTACAATAATAGCGAATAAAAAATTTACAAAAATAATTAATAATACTGCTACTGAAAATCTATCATATTTCGTATTATATCTTGGTACTTATGGTGCTTTAAGTAAAAGTGCAGATATGGCACTTAATAGCCTAAAAGTACAAGGTGTTGAAATAGTAGACACAACAGTTAATAATAAAATAGAATTTCATGAAGGCGATGTAATTGATATAGATTTTGAAAATAGAAATGTATATCTAAATCAAGAATTAAGAAATGATTTAGTCGATATAGGAAGTTATTTCTTTGATGTAGAAAAAGGTATAAATCCAATAAAAATATTTACGAATGATACTAAAATTTATTCATGTGGTATTATTCAACAGAAATGGATAGGAGCTGAATAGAAGTGCAAATATATGTATTAGATAATAAAAAATATAATATAGGCTCAATAGATACAGATAGTTCTAATATATCAAATGACAAATTTATTCAGTATCTAGATACAGGAGCTTATACTTATGAATTTGATATTATATTAGATAATAATAATTCACAGATATTAGAAGAAAAAAATTATCTAGTATTTTATTGGAGAAAAAAATTAAAAATGTTTCAGATAGAAACTATAAAAGATACAGAAGGTATTCTATATGTTACTAGAAACGTGTATGCAGTTCCATGCACATTAGAGTTATATCAAAATCATGTAAGACCTATAGTTATTGAAGGTACCATAGAAACTTGTTTAACAAGTATTTTACAAGACACAAACTTTAAGGTAGGTAATATTTCACCTTCATTAGCTAATGTAGGTAAAAGTATGAATATAACTTCAATAACTCCTGTATATACTGTATTACAAGACTTAATTGCATTATTTGATAATATTGAATTAAGTATTAGAGTTGAATGTAAAAGTAGTATAAACGCAAAATATGAATTTTATATTGATGTATATGATAATGGAGAACTTGGTAACAAAACTGACTTACGTATTGAATACGATTGGAATGAATACGGACTTAAAAAAGAAAGTGACGGCAGTAATTATTATAGTGGATTAATAGCTCAAGGAAAAAATGGAATTACTTTCTCTGACATTGCTTGGGACGTGTATAGAGGTGACCCTTTGAATAAGCCACTTGGTCAGGATTATCTAGTCGACCCACAAATACATGAAGTCTATAATAATGGAGGGAAATATATACTAGGTGCATATAATTCAAATACCGCATCCACCGCAATAGATTTGCTTTGGGAAACTTACGAAAAACTTCAGGAAGTAAAAAGTATAAAAGTTAACTTTGAAGTACCTATATATTTAGAAAAGACAGAATATGAGAATATAGAAATAGGAGATACTGTTGCTATTTTTAACCCAAAATTCAATCCAGACATTACACTGTCAGCTAGAGTTGGTACTTTACAAATATCATTTACTGACCCTACACAAAATAAGATAACATTAAGTAATTATAAGTCTATAAAATCTAAGATAAGACATTATTCCAATGATGATATAATACATGAAGCAGTATCAAATATATTGAATTTAAGAACTGGGAAACTAACTCCAGCGGATAGATTAGCGATACAAAATTTATTAGCAAAATTGAATGTTGATAAGGAAAATATGGATAAGATTATAGATGATTTAATAAATAAATTAAAACCAGATATCCCTCAATTACCTGATGACATTGGTGAAGACTTAGAAGATTATACAGCTATTAAAATAAATACACTGGATAAAGGATTATGGCTTGGAGATAAAAGAATATATGATTTGAAAAATTATGGGGTCATAAAAATATCTGAACAACAGGATGGAGATATTACTACAGATACAAAAGCCTATGCAGAAGCAATAAAATATTATGCAAAATATAATCTGGGTAAACAAGTAACTGACCCTGAATACACTGCTATAATAAGTTCTTCTAATAAGTATAAAATACATACTATTGTAAATTATTGGGCACCTAAGTTTGGACTTGACCCTTATATCGTTTTTATGTGTATATGTGGAGAATCAAGAGGTGTTCCTACGTCCGCTACTTCGTATAGTGGTGGGGGATATGGACTTATGCAATGTGAAAGAAGTGTATACTTCAATAAAAAGCAAACAATAACTTTCATTGATGGAACTACAAAATCATTTACTCCATCTTATTCAACTATGCAACCTTACAAAGGAGGTAATACTACTATCAATGGTGTTACTGTAGATAAGAATATATCTAATCAGATAATGTTTGGATGTCATGAGTTACGATATTCAGCAGACTGGTGTCATTATAATATCTTTGCAATGCTTATAGGAAATAATATGGGTATAGGTGCAGCAGCTTGGATAGTTAATAAATATGTAGCTGAAAAGTACAATTTCACATTCAAAAATAGTTATTTAAATTTTTATAGTCTTCCTCTTGATTATCGAACTAAATGTTATGAAGTACTTGAAAGTGGTACTGGAGATTTTGCATCATACCGTAAAGATTGGGTAGATTATAGAAACTCAATAGGAAAACCACCTGGTACAGTCGACAATATAGAAAAATACTATGGACTTGGAGTCAGTAGTACAGGAGATAGTAAACCTGCTCAACAAGAAACTACACAACCTACAGGTTCTCAAGTAAGGAATATAATAGTAGAAACTGCAAAGAAAATAGTATCTCAACACGTTGACCAAAAAATAGCAACTTATGACCAAAGTAATAGAACAGTAAATTTCAAAAAACCTAATAAATACCGAGGGACTTTATACGGAATAAAAAATCCTATTTGTTATGACTGTTCTTCTCTAGTATCGTGTTGTTATTTAGAAGCAGGTATGAAGTCTGTATATAATAAAGGTTGTTATGCTGGAACACTAGTAGCTGGAGCTACAGCAAAATCTGGTTATATGATGTGGAAAGTAGATAGTGCAGGGATAGCAAAAGCAAAACCTGGCGATATAGTAATGGATGCCAATTTTACTGTTACAACGTCAAACTTAACTCGAGATAATATGATAAAGCAAGGCAAAACTCATCATACATTAATTTATATTGGGGATGGAAAAGTTGCACATGCTAGTCAATGGGCATATCATCCAAATGCTATAAAAATATCAAATATTAATTACTATCAAAATAAGGGTTCCGCATTCTTTCTACGTCCTTATGAATTAGTAGAAAAAGATAAATTGGTATCAAATACAGAAAGTACAGGAGCAGCAGGTGAAATAATCCAAGATGACCAAATAGTTCAAAATAAAGATTTAAATGCGTTTACAGCAAAAGGAGTTCCAGGTGCGACAGCAGATTTATTCCATGAAGACAATACATTAGTATCTTATATTCAAGTAGGGGAAACTGTCGATACTTTACCATACCCTACTCAACCTGAATATATATATTTACACTTTGGAATACCTCATGTCAGTGTAGATGACGCACAGAACGTGATAAATCTAATAGAAACATTACTAATTAAATACCCAAAGACTCCAATCTTTATAGCGAGGGAATGGCATGCAACTTCTGTATTATCTGATTATTCTACTATTAACACTAATGTTGATGAATATAATGCAATATTAGAAACATATGCAAATTCTACACAATATGTAATATTTTTAGATGTAGGAAATGTACCAACTACATCAGATGGATATACGTGTTCAAATAAAGCAAGTACTCAAACTTACTATAATCAAGTGAAAACTGCGATAAAAAATAAAGTAATTGGGTACACCCCATCGGATGATACAAAACCTGAAGCTACTGCCAATAATGTTGAGTATGTCATGGAGTTTAAAGATAATAAAGACTTCGGACTTGTCAAAAGTATATTTATTAAATTCAAGTCAGCAGTTGCTGAAACATTTTGGGCAAGATATAAATTTAAAACACAAAAGGATACAGAGCCGACAAAATTCACACATAGTAACATCGTTTTTTATACTGGAGACGATTGTTCTAATGGAGCATTAATATGCAAAGCAGATACTGAATATACTGTATTATGTATGTCAAATCCTGACAGAACTAATCAATACAATGGTAAGAAGTATATCGGGGTCGTAACTGCAAATCATGGAGACGGTGCATATACAGATTGTGGAGATTTTATAGGTAGAGATAAGATGATAGAAATAGCTGAAACATATTGGGATAATAGAACTAAATTCACATATGGAACTACGACTCCTTTATCTTATACAAACCCAGATAAGAATAAATCTAAATGGAAAATTACTACAAGTTCTTATTATATAGACTGTTCAACATTTGTAGCTTTATGTTGTAAGGGTATTCCTTATAATGAATCACCATATAGTAAAAAATGGACTTCAAGAGATAAAAAGAGTTCAACAGTATCTTGGGCATTCAATCCAGGTCGATATGCTGCTGATATTGCTAAATATTGTGTAGCGAAAGGTTGGGTAGCTACAGGAATTGACGTTGAAAACTGGACAAATATAGAAAAAGGTGACTTGATATTCTGGGATAGAGATGGAAAGGACTTAAATAGATTCATGTCAGTTTCTCATGTAGGTATATGTAGTGGAGTTGATGCCGATGGAGATGCAACTACGATAGAAGTAACAACAGTAACAAATGCAGTTTATAAGCGAAAATTAAAAGATAATAAACCTGGAAATGTTGTATTAGTATGTAGAATAAGAAAGGATTGATAATATGGCTAACTTAGAACATATTCTAGAACTAAATAATAAGTACAAAAATTCATATGGTCAACTTGAGAAAATTCTACTAGATATACTAGAAAAAGGAGAAATATCTCAAGACGACATAAACGCTATGGAAACTTCTCTTGAACAAGAGACTGAAGATTATAATAGACTTAATGCAGCGCAAACAAACTATCAAGATAAAAATTTTCAAGAACAACTGGACGATTTAAAAAATAACAAACTTGATATGAATATAGATACAGTTGTTGACCTGCTAACTAATGGCGGTAGAAGTACCGCCTTCTCTGTAGGTGATGATGGTACGATAATATTAAATGGTGCAAGTTTAGAAGAATTAAATCAAGTTAAATTAACCGTAGATGAACAAAGAAAAAGAATAGATGGAGTTATAGCAGATACAGAAATAGAACAAGCTGATGGAAATAAAGTTAAATTAAAAGTTCTATACTCAACATTATCTCAAACTGTTAATGGGATTGAGACCAATGTCGGTACTATAGAAGGAATAGCTAATGATTCGATAAAAGAAACTTATAACGAATTCTATTTATCTGATAGTAATACATCTACAACTGGGGGCACTTGGGCTACAAATGCTCCTGCTCCGCAAGCTGGTAAATATATATGGTTAAGAGATGTGTATGTAACAAATAAAGGCGATAAAACATATGGTAACCCTGTATGTATTACTGGAGCTAAGGGAGATAAAGGTGACCGAGGACTTCAGGGATTACAAGGAGAAAAGGGAGAACAGGGAGTTCCTGGTAAAGACGGAGATGGGCGAACATCTTATTTCCACATTAAATATAGTAGTGTAGATAATCCAACTTCTAGCAGCCAAATGTCAGAAACGCCTAATGTTTATATAGGAACTTATGTAGATTTTGACCCTTCGGATAGTACTGACCCTAATAAATATACCTGGTATAGATTCCAAGGATTACAAGGAGAAAAAGGAGAACAAGGAATACCTGGAGTCGGAACAGATGGGAAAACTAGTTATCTACACATTAAATATTCTAATGATGGCGGCCAAACTTTTACATCCTATAATGGTGAAACTGTAGGTACTTATATAGGAACTTATACAGATTTCAATCAAACTGACTCACATGATGTAAGTAGTTATACTTGGGCTAAAATTAAGGGTGACCAAGGTAATGAAGGTATTGGCGTAAAACAAGTGCAGATATTATACTATGTACACTATAGTAAAACATCAGCTCCAAGCACTTCAGCTACAGGATGGACAACAAATATCCCAGCTTATCAGACAGATAAATATTTATGGCAAGTTAATAAAATTACTTATACAGATAATTCGGTAGCTTTTACTACTCCTGTATATCTAAGTAGTTGGGAGGCTAATAATAAAGCAGAAACTGCAGTATCTATAGCTACACAAACAAGTGAAAAATTTGAATGGCTAGTAAAAAAAGGTTCTACACAATCAAGTTTAACACTGACAGATGCAACAATCGAAGCAATAGCAAACTCTAATATAAAATTAAAAGCAAAGAACATTTCTTTGGAAGGACTTATCACTGCCAATGGAAGTTTTAGGATTCTAGAGGATGGTAGAGCCGAAACTGAATATCTTTCAGTTGATAAAGAAATATCAACAGATATATTAACTATAAATACTATTAATAATTCTAGATATCAACCTGTCCTTGATGAAGATGTAACTATATATATAGATAGTCGAGGCGTAGATTCAGATGAGTTTGAAAATGGAAGTACTTACACAACTTTAAATGCTTTTAAAGACGCATGTCCGAATAGTTTAAATGGTCATGAAGTATTATTAGTCTTCAGCAGTAACTATAACGGTAATTTAATTTTTGATACGCAAAATAATGGCAAAATAACTATAAACTTTAACGGCAAGGTTATTAATGGATATTTAGATTTTGGAGTTAAGTCTATGGAGTATGAATTTGCTCAAAATAATAATGGAATTATAATGCCAAATAGCGCAAAATCTGGAGATAACGGCAATTATTCTATATTTGTGTATAATACAAGTGTTAAAATACAAGATGTTACTATATACGCAGGCAACACAGGAACTTCTAATAGTGGTATTGAATTTTTATGTTTTGCACAAGGTAAAGTTGATAATGTATCGTTTATTAATTGTTATAATGCGATAAGAGCCTATGTAAAATCTCAAGTATATTGTACAAATACAAAAGGGTCAACTTCCTCATATGCTTTTTACAGTTTATCTGGTTCAGATATAGCATTCAGCCCTACATCTCAAACTAGTAGAAAAAGTGGCACAAATCATTATAATACAAGTTCAAATGGTACTATTCATGCAGAAGGTGCAACATTTAATGGAACTACAATAAGTGGCGATAATACAAGTACAATAACGCCTACTGAAGCTAAAACTGTTACTCTTACTGCAGACTATGGCGATACATATAGAAAAACTGTATATAATAACTGGAAAAAAGACGGAACAGTTAGACAAGGTGATTATGGATATGGTGATTGTGTAGGTTGTTGGTTCTTCGGTAATAAGTTAAGTACTTATGCTAATAAATCAATTTCTAAGATAGTTATTACATTTACACGACAAAGTGGAGGTATTAATAGTGCTGTTACACATGGACTAAGAACTCATAATTATACTTCAAGACCTTCCTCAACACCTTCATTTAGAACAGATTTTAATAAAACCGTATCTGTTAGTGTAGGTTCTACAGGAATAGTCACACTGACAAATAGTACAGATATAGCCAACTTCATGAAAGCCAAAGGTGTTGGATTAGTTCCTGCATCTCAAGATAGATCTCATTACTCAGTTTGCTCAGGTACATGCAAACTGAAAATTACTTATACAGAATAGAAATTGGAATATAGCAGTGAATGAAAGGTAAGTTATAACAAATATAATTTACCTTATTTTTATATCTATAATTATTTATAAAAAATAGGAAGGTGATCTGGTGAACGAATTTTCTATATTACTAGAACAATACAAAAAACAGTTAGCAGATATGACAGAAGAAAGGAATCTCTATCTTGCAAAATATGCAATATTAAAAATAAAATTTGATGAGTTAAAGCAAAAAATGGAAGAAGGTGTAAAGGATGATAAGTAAAGAGTGTAAAATAACTGTTAGTGGTAATACAGCATCTATTGATAGTGAGATATATTTATATAAAAATGATATGAATATAAAATACTTATTTAACATTGTTAATGGTGATTATGCATATACTAAAGACTCTAATTTAGATAATATTATTAATGCAAACAAAGCAAGTTATGCACAAATTAAATTTAAAAAGGAAGACATAGAAATTGATTTCGATGTGCAAGAAACTTCAAATGGTAAAGTTATATTATTAATTAAAAATGACATTGACTTCTTAAAATTAGCTGCAGATGATTAAAAAAGTTAAATGGAACGGACTTTCATGGGAAGTATTGACCTTTGGTGAAGATAGGAATATGATGCGTTCATGCAAGAGCAAAGAAACAGGATCAAAGCTATTTGGTTTCTTTTCTCTTGTATGTAAGCTTACGAACCCTGGGGAATGACACAATTATTTTAGCACCAAAGGAGAGAGCCCATGTCAAAAGCATACGATCCATATGAGAATGTTATTGATGT